TATAGTGCAATCTATTTTTGCGAATCAACATTTGCGCACTGTAAGTGCACATGAAGTCCTTCATACCGTCGCGCGTACTGTCCTCATGCATTGAAGGCCTGATGTAAATCATTACGGCCTGCCTGCTGTTAGGATTGTCTAGCAAAGCCGTAAGTGCTTTTTCGTATTGATTGCCATTTGCTTTACTAAAAATTGCCCAGCCGTAGTTGCTGTTAATTTCACCTTTTGTAGAAGCAATCTGCTGCCAAATTTTAGGAACGTCGCCCGGAATGTCACTAACTTTAAGAGACTGGCTTTTGTACCATTGCAGCTCTCTTAAGGTATAGCTATTGTCAATGTTGCCAAATATAAAAGGCTCATCCGCAATGAACGAAGCATTGACAATTTCAAGATTGCCGTCTTCTGCAAAATCTTGCTTTTGAAACAGCTCTTTAAACTTAACCCTAATGTCACGTACGAACATCTTCATCTCCTTGATTAGATTGAATGTGCCTGTCGTCTTTTTGTTTTTATTGTGATGCGCATGCTCCATTAGAATCATGAGTTGTGTGCCTGCATGGGCCAAGTGGCTAAGACCGCTTTCAGGGTCTTTGTCTTCACCACGCCAGAAGGCAAATAGATGGCGCAAGATTGAACCGTATGTGCGACTCCATGCAACCGTTTCACCTTGCCTATACGAATTGGCAAAGTACTTTTGTGAGCCAAATGTAAACACCTCAGCAATGTCTGTCATCGGCTGAATAGGCAGTAGGTCTACACGGATTTTTTTAGCGTCAAACTTAGGTGCAAAACCCGGGTCAATAGAGCCCTCAGATGATGGTGCAACTTCAATCATTTGTGTGACTCCAAAATGCATAGCAGCTTTGCTTCAGGCGCAATCCATCCTGCGGGCTTAACTAAATCGCGTTTAAAACCTCCTCGCTTTAGTCCATTTGAGCCAAGTTCTTTTGCGCAATTTGCTTGCATAACAACCTCAAAGCCTGCGAGCAAAGGAAAGCCTTGACGCTCAAGTGTGCCTACAGCAAAAACAATTAAATCAAGCAGCGCGTCGTACTGGTCGACAAGCGTGGTTGCTGTTTCGTATTCGTTTAGTTCTTCTTGCAAGGCTGTGATGCGAAAGTTTTTCTCTTCTTCATCAAGATGCCTAGGTGTTATTGCATCTGATAGGTCAAACTTTTTGTGCATGGCCTGAACAAGGCCCATGATTCTTGATTCCATATTAGCTCCGGTTTATTTGTTTATGGACAGGCTTTGCACCTGATAGCTCATCAATTTTGGCCTGAGTAGCCTAGCTAAACTTAGCCTAACAAGTCATCTTTAGATGCAAAGTCCGCAAAGTCAGTGGCAGCGTTTGTACGTCCGCTGAATGCTTCGTCATCTTTGACTTTCATAACGTTATCCAAAGCAACGGATACGCCTTTGCCGCCGGTGGGATGGTCCCACGCGTAAGCACGGATTGAGCAACGGTACCATGCGCCTGAATAAATTTCATCAGCGCTCATGACAGGACTCAAAGAAGCATCGACAATGCCTGGTTTGTTTTTGCTGGTTGCTTGGATGGACCAAGTGCCTGCAAACTCTGGCCGCACATTGCCTTCGCCATCTCCATCGTCGCCGTCTTTCTTCGGCGTTTTGAGCTTTGGTGGAATTTTGCCCCACTTTGCTTTAGCTGTTTCATCAATCAGAGCATCAAGCTTTTTCCAAAAAGGACTGCTTTTTGGAATTGGAATAGTGATCTGGTAACGTGCTTCTGGCTGCTTTTCTCCTGCAGCCACTTTAATAGCATGCGGCTCGAGCAGGTGAACAAAACTTCCGCGGAACTCAGGGGTAACGATTTTCGACATAGTAGTCCTTTTTTTACATTTCAACATTTGGCAATGGCAGGATTGCCCTTGCCTATTTCGCCGTCTTTCCGGCGTGTCATTAACATTTAATTGTACATCACTTTGCAAAGTCTATTGCAGCTTGGTCGAACTTATTTGTAGACCTGCGTTTGTCTTTTTCCTTGGCAATAGTAGGGTTGCCAATAGTGATTTCAACAAGCTCGGCATAGTCAACAAATTCTTTTTCCATAGCTTTTTCCATTTGAGCCACAGAAAGCAGCTTAATTGGAACGTAGATATTGTCATAGCCTAGGCCTTTAAAAAAGCTTTCGACTTTAATTTCATCTTTCCAAGACCTTGTTTTGCGACCTTGCACAACTTTCCAGCCTTCAAAGTTTTTGCCTTGCAGCATCTTCTCTTTTGCTGAGTTTTCAACTGCATCTGCAAAGTCACGAACTAAACTTAAGCGGTCGAGCCAGTATAGCATTTCATCCGGCTCGATTGACGCAAAATCAACTGCTGCGGCTTTATTTGCCAAAGAACGCATTTCAGGGCAAGATGCTTTTGCACGACACCATTTGCAAGCCTTGTCTGATGCAACAAATACATCTGGGCTTGTTTTTATGGCTTTGTAGGCGCGCTTAAGTTCTTCTTTGAATTGCATCAACTCTTCAACGGTAATTGTCCACACGTCAATTTTGTCCATTGGCGGTTGAATAATCACCAAGGTAATTTCTTCAAAGTCGTACGCCCAGTCATACTTGAAGTAGGCTCCTAATGCATAGCACAACAACTGCGTATTGTCTTTGGCATAAACAGCTACGCCTGCGCCTGTTTTAAGGTCGGCAATCGTTAGATGGCCTGGCCTCATAATGACTGCGTCGACCGTTCCAAAGCAATCAGGTATTGCGGCCTCAAGAGTAACCTTGCTTTCAAAAAACTTTGCGCCTTGTGCTTCATTGACCCAGTTGAGGTAGACTTGAGCAATGTCGCACATGCCTTGGTCAACTGTGTGGTTGTAAACCTTTTGACCTAAAAAATATGCAGCATCTTTTTTTAAATCTAAACACTTTTCAGAAAGTTCATGAATAGCTGTTCCTCGAGCCGCGTATATGCTCGACGGTTCGTACGGCAAATCGGCAGTTAGATAGACGCTGCCAGGGCAAGTCATCCATCTAGAACTGCCTGAAGGTGACAGCTTTGCGTGCGCCATTATTCAGCTGCCAACTGGTCTTTGCATTGCGACACAACTTCGTTAAACTTGTCTTCTTTCAGATCGCCGACCTTAGCCGCGCCGTTGTTCTTAAGAATGCTAATGGCTTTGTCGCGCTTGCCCGCATCAATAAGCTTGGCTAGCATTTCACGCACGTTGTTTAGCGTAACTGCAGCGGGCTGTTCTGCTTTGACTTCTTGCACAGGCGCCTCTTCAGGCGAAAATGTTTCTTTAACCGGTCGCGTCTCTTTTTCAACAGCTTCAAACAGCTCGGCCAGTTCGCGCAGCTTGGCTGCAATCAGTTCTTTATTCATATCGGTTTCCTTAATGACGAGATTGATAACTTCCATCTTGCTTAGTGCCTTGTGCAGCACGTGAGCATCGATAGAGTTGTGGATAGTCAGAATTTCTGCCAATACGGCATTCTTCTGACCAATTCGGTGACAGCGGTCGGCGCATTGTGCAATGTCTGCCGGTGACCAACTACTCTCAACAAATACGATGTGGCTTGCAGCAGTTAGTGTCAAACCAACTCCTGCGGCCTTAATGTTTCCTACAAAGACCCTGCAGCTAGGATCATTTTGAAATTTCTCAACAGAGTCTCTACGTGACTCAGCTTTGTCTCTGCCTGTAACTCTGACTGGCTTATAAACTTTTAGTGCGGTCATCAGCTCATCAACAATATCTGTGTGATTTGCAAAGACAACAATCTTTTGTGATGATTCCAATGCGCTGATGATGTGCTCAATTGCTAAAGGCAACTTGCGGTGTGCATTCATATGCAAAATATCAGATATGGCTTCAAACGGTATGCTGCTGTCCGGCTTTTGCACTTCTGCCAAACTAAAAGCTTTCTCACGCTTGTCAATAGCCAGGTCAAGCTCAATCACCTTAAAAGTTTTCTCAGGCAATTCAGGCAACACCTGCGCTTTAGTTAGCCTAAGCATAATTGGTTGCAGAATAGAGTTGAGTTCTTCGTGCCTCGATGACCCGCTAAAGTCGTATGTGTCCCAAGGTGTTTTCCATCCTTTGCAGTATCTCATGCCGAATTCAAAGTAGCCAAGCTTTGTGGCTTTGATTGCATACAGCAATGGCCATATTTCGATAGGCCTGTTGACTATAGGAGTGCCTGACAGCAGCCTGACTCTTTGCGCATTTTTAATTAAAGCCGTAAGTGCTTTAGTGCGCTTAGCTTTGTAGCTCTTTGCGTAGTGACATTCGTCTGCTATGAGAGTCACACACTGTGGCAAATCAACCTTGTCAAGTATGTCGTAATTGATAATGTGCACGTCAGCTGCTTGCAACTTGCTTTTAGACCCTTGAATCACCTGAACGGTAAGCTCAGGCCTCCAAATAGACAGCTCTTTAAACCAAGTCCACTTCATTGATGACGGGCAAACCACAATGGCAGGCGTTACTAAATCAATTGCGCCCATGACCGACTTGCCTAGACCTTGCTCTGCAGCAAGAAAGGCTTTAGGCTTAGGCGCAAGCCACGTTAAGGCTTGAGCTTGGAACGGCAATAGCTTGTTAGACATTTAAGGCATCACGCAAGGCTGAATAGTTCTTCATCACAAAGACCCATTCTTCGTTTGTAAGTTCTGTCATCAGTCTTGCCTTTGGGTCAAACATGTTGAAGAGTCCGGCTTTGCGGACTTCTTCATAGTCTTGCCAATTTTGGATTTGGCGGGTTGTGAATTGCATGATTAGGCCTCAAAGGTCCAGTGCCCGTAAACACACCGATGTGACATACTTCGTACGCCTTTCGTCGTCTGGATGGATGCTCTAGTTGGATCAAAAGCGTCGTGAATTACACCATCAATGACCGAGGTGCAATGA